CCAACATTTGTTTTGCCTATAAGCGCAATGGATATTCCATTGTGAATATATGAATTTCTTTTTGCATTTTCTATTAGTAATTCTATTTTTTCTTTTACTTTTTTAATGTTTTTTAGATATTTGGTGTAATCAAAATCTGTGAAGTCTTCTTCAAAATCAACTCTCGCTTCTATTTCGCAAAGTTCATTTATAAGGTCATTTTTAATATCATCAATTTTTTTCTTTATTTCTCCTTGAACCCCGCTAAAAGCTAACTCTGCTGATCTTATATTTCTTGCGTTAATTAATTGATTAATTGATTCGGCTTGAGTGAGATCTATTTTCCCATTTAGAAAAGCTCTTTGACGATTCCCCTTGAACCTCTACAAAGGTTATTGTACATGTGTATGAATACCTTGTCAAGTTGTTTAAACAATCTAGAGGTGCTATAATCAATTTAACACAAAGGAAAGTCGTATGGCTGGTGTAACAAAAAGAAAAAGATCAGTTCATTATGTAAACAATAAAGAATTTCTTGCTGCTTTAATTGCATACAAGAAAGATGTTGCTGAAGCAGAAGAACTAGGTAAAGATAAACCTAGAATTACAAATTATCTTGGTGAGTGTTTTTTAAAGATTGCTACTCATCTATCATTTAAACCTAACTTCGTTAATTACATCTTTAAGGATGATATGATCTCTGATGGAATCGAAAATTGCGTTCAGTACATACATAATTTTAATCCTGAGAAATCCCAAAATCCTTTTGCTTACTTTACGCAGATCATACATTATGCATTCCTTAGAAGGATACAAAAAGAGAAAAAGCAATTAGAGATCAAGAATAAAATCCTTGAAAAGACTGGATATGAAGAAGTTTTTTATGATGATAGTTTAAGTGACGGTGGCAACTATTCTGACTATAATAGTATTAAAGATAGTATTCATTCTAAGTCTAGATCATAATGAGATTAACTGAAGAAGTAATTAACAAGATTGCTGTCCTCATGCAACACACCAAAATGAATGGTGAGGTTAATTGGAAAGATGGAGATGAGATAGATGTCTGCTTAGGTGGACATTTTGCTGGTGATAAATTCATTAGCATTATAAACAGAACACGTAGCAACACTACTAAAAAATGACAGATGATTTTGCACCTTTAGATTTCAAGAAAGAGGGTATTGTATTAGATTACAAGACTGCTGGTGTTGATATAGATGCTGGTAATAAGTTTGCTAAATCTATTCCAATTACCAGTCATGGATTTGGTGGTATGTTTCAGGTTCCTTCAGGATATGAGGAACCTATTTTAGTATCTGGGACTGATGGTGTAGGAACTAAGATTGATATTGCACAAGCTGCTAATGACTATACAACTATTGGTATAGATCTTGTTGCTATGTGTGTTAATGATATAATCACCTGTGGTGCTAAACCATTATACTTTTTAGATTATATTTCTACTAAGAAGTTAGATGATAAGATACCTGATATTATAAAGGGTATTATTAAAGGTTGTGAGATAGCTGATATAGAACTTATAGGTGGTGAGACTGCTGAACATCCTCAGTATCAGATGAAGATTGATCTTGCTGGATTTTGTACAGGTATAGTAGAGAAAAAGAAAATTGTAGATGGTAGATATATTAGACCAACTGATAAAGTTATTGGATTAGAAAGTAGTGGTATTCATAGTAATGGATATAGTATTGTTAATTACTTGGCACGTAGACTTAAGTTAAATTATTGCAATCATCCTGAGTTACTTACTCCAACAACCATATATGCACCAGTAGTTAAGGAATTGCTTGATGAGTTTGATGACATATATGGCATGGCACATATTACAGGTGGTGGTATACCAGAAAATTTACCAAGGTGCTTACCTAAAGAATTGAAAGTTGATGTTGATTGGAATTCTTGGAGGGTACCAGAGATCTTCTTAGAGATTCAACGTCAAGGTAATATGGATGAGATGGAAATGAGAAGAGTATTCAATCTTGGTATTGGATATTGTGTAATTGTTCCTGACAATATTAAATATTATGTGATGGATCTTATTCGAGAATTTGGTATTAATTGTACTGAGATAGGAGAGATTTATGTTTGATGATGTTTTAATTAATCAAATTCAATTATCTGAAGTCAATATAGTTATTGATACTTTTAGAAATGCTGTAAAAAATCCAAAGAATCTTTTAGTGGAAACGCCTTTCCCCAGCTCTTGCACAAGAAAAGGTATTCAAACTAAAAATATTTTTATCTTAAATGATTTTAAACCTATATTAAAGTTACTTCAAGAGATTAGAAATATTTTAACTCAATCAATTGGTCAACGTATGGAATATTATTGGGCTCATATGATTGAATATGAAGAGGGTGGATGGCAAGCAGAGCATCATCATTATCCCAAGGAGGATGTATCATTTATTTTATATCTAACTGATAATGATGATGGACAAACATATTTTAAAATTAATACTGATGATGGATTAGATTATGAATTACATACCTTTCCTAAGAAAGGAAAGTTAGTTTACTTTGATGCTGTTTATGATCATGGTGCTAAAGTAACTAAGACTAACAAGATGGTTCTTGTAGGTGGGTTGCGATTTTCAAAAAACTGATGTATAATGTTAGGGATTAAAAATTTATTATGGCAGACAAAATTACTAAGGCAAGAAATCAGGTGAAGAGCAGATTCTATTATTTGTTTTGGGGTGCTGCAACTCTATCAGTATTTGTTGGCCAGTTATATGTTGGATCTGGGTATCGTCAGATGTCCCAATCATTTAATCGTATCATGGATGCGATAGTAGTTGAGATTACACAAGGTGATCGTGATATGTTCTACTAAATATTAGTGGAGACCTGTATGAACTAATGGCAGCATCATCAGCTAAGTTTGACTTAGATACCAAAAAGAAAATAAGAGATAAAGCACCTAATGGATTAAAGGAAACTGTAGATTCCATATTCAAAAATGCTAATATAAAGGAGGGTATCTTTGGTGATAGTAATTGGCCAAAAACAAAGACTCGTCAGTGGCAGTTTAAAGTAAACCCTGATGAGTTTGAAAGAATTGCTATAATGTTTGGTGAGAAACCAGGTAATACAAAAGGATTTGTAACGAAGGTTGGTGATTATAAATTAAAGTTTTTATATTCTAAGAAGACTAGTGCTAAAGCTCCTGATGCTGCTACAACTAGAAAGCAAGAGATAGCAGCAGCATGGGTTATTCGTGCTGCATTGAATCATAATGCTAATTTTAAAAGTGGTAATGATATAGCAGGATATAAGAAACCTGTAAAGGTTGATGGTAAAGTATATAAAAGCATCTATGAGATATATCCTGATGTAGAACCAGACTGGTTGAATGTATTTTATAAGCAGCAATCTAGAATCTTAGAAGAGTTAAAGAAAAAACATTTTAGTGAGTTTCGTCGTGATGTAGGATTCATGTCTTATATTAGTGGTGTGGTTAAAGATAAGTTTGGTGTATCTCAGAAAGATAATTGGAACCCTGCTGATATCTGGGCAGTTAGAGGTGAGAAGAATGTTATTAAGATTATTGATCAAACTATTGATGGTAATGGATCTCAAACCATTATAGAATTGAATGCTGTGTTGAGGAAAATGTTCCAAGAACATACAGTTGTTGGTATTTCACTTAAGAAAATTGGTGGTATGCCTAAGTGGGAAACTTATAATATTAAAGAGATGGGATTGAAAGATACTTATAATTACAGTATGGATACTAAACCTAGATGTGAATTGGGATTTGCGAATGGTGAGTTTACTAATATGGCTACGAAGTTAGTAGTGAATGGTAATGGAGCAGCCTATGATTTTCAGATACAGGGAAATGATACAACTAAGATGTCTAATTTGAAGTATGAACCAACTGAAACTGGTGCTAGGTCTGCTCGTATGGGTAAAGCACCAGTTGCTATGGTTGCTATGTTGTTTAAGGATAATAAGATATCAAAAAATACTTATAGTAATGATCACAACAAATATCCTAAGACAGTTGCAGAGTTTAATGAGAATAAGTATGCTAAATGGGAAGATATATTTAATGATTTGAAAGGTAAAGTTGAGATGGAAGTTAATACTGCTTCAGAATTTACGCAAAATATGGCAAATGGATTTTTATCTTCAAAACCTTGGGTTGCAACTTCAAAATTAATACAGTTAAAATTTCTTCATACTGTTTTAAATATGAAACCCAAAAAGAGAAACGAATTTTTGACAGATATGGTATTCCTAGCAGCGAAGAAGGGTAAACGCTTTGGACCATTTGGCAAACTGTACTAGTGCAACTTCAAAAGTGTTGTTGTGATGCTATGATATGGGTATCAGATGAGGAATGGATGCCCAACAAACACCTTGATCATTTAGAGGACAGTATTTTAACTGGTCGTAGGGTCGCATTGGGTGCGGTCAAGCAAGCACTATCGCTTACTGATAATATCAGTATCAAATATGATGGTGCTCCTGCTATAGTGTTTGGGATTAACCCTGAGAATGATAAGTTCTTTGTTGGCACTAAGTCCGTCTTCAACAAACGTTTAATTAAAATTAATTATAGTCATGAGGACATTGATCAAAATCATCAAGGCATTGTCGCTGACATTCTTCGGTTGGCTTTTGATAACGTTCCTCGTATCAATCGTATTGTCCAAGCTGACTGGATCGGTGTCGGTGGGGGTAGTGTTTATTGCCCTAATATTGTGCGGTATAGATTTGCCACTAAAATTACTAAAGAGATTATTCTAGCTCCGCACACAGAATATACTGCTGTTGGTCCTGATGTAGTGGGTAAACCTATTAGTAAAGAACTAATCAATAGTCTGAATACATTGTCAGATAATATTGAGTCTTCTTACTTCATAGATACTACTGCTGCAAAGGCAGTTAAGTGTCCATTTAACGGTCTTGATATCTTAGCAAAGGTTGTTGCTTTGTTACCCTTCACTAAGATACCTTCAAGTAAAAAAGCACGTGTAGAAATAGCTAAACATATAAACTGGTTTGTTCGTGATGACAGTTGGGACTATGAGTTTCCGTCTTCTGATTACATGTATGATTTGTTGGATGCTAAATATAAGAGAGAAGTTAATGTCAATACCTTTAAAGTATGGCAATTAATACATCAACTGAAGATGCGTGTACTTAATACTATCCAAACGGATGGTAGTGTTATCTGTGATATTAAAGGCAAGTCAATCAATCATGAGGGGTTTGTTACTGTAGCAGATACACAATATAAACTTGTAGACCGTCTAACATTTAGTAGAGCAAACTTTAATTTAGATAAAGATTGGACGCATGAAAAAGTTTAGTGCTTTTCTATCAGAAGCAGAACGTTCCCTAGCAGCACAGACCGCAGAAAAATTAGGTCTTAAGCACGTATCTTATGGACGCTATGCTGATCCTAGAGGTAATGTCACGCACGTTTCCAAGGATGGTAAGCTAGTAAAGCTAGAACCTGGAGAGGAAGGAGGTAAACGACAAAGTGGACGAGAAGAAGAAGGAGGAGGTGAAAATACGAGCGATCAAGGTTCGATATCTATTACTTTCGGAAGATTTAATCCACCTACTGTTGGCCATGAGGTTTTAATTAAGAGAGTTGCTAGAGAAGCAAAGGGTGGAGAGTATAGAATATATCCTAGTCAGACTCAGGACGCAAAGAAAAATCCTTTAGGTCCATCAGAAAAAATTAAGTATATGAAGATGGCATATCCAGAGCATAAGGATGCCATTTCTACTGGAGAAGAATTACGCACTATCTTTGATGTTCTTGTTGCTTTAAATGAGGAAGGTTTTACTGAAGTAAAGATTGTTGTAGGTGGTGATAGAGTATCTGAATTTAATTCTCTTGCTCAAAAATATAATGGTAAGTTGTATGAGTTTGAAAATATTTTAGTTGTCTCTGCTGGTGAGAGAGACCCCGATGCAGATGATGTATCTGGTATGAGTGCATCTAAGATGAGAAAGGCTGCTGCTGAAGATGACTTTAAGACATTTGAAAAGGGTATGCCAAAAGCATTAGGACCAAAAGAAAGGCTTCGTCTTTATAAGTCTCTAAGATCTTCTATGCAGGTAGAAAATCTAGAAGATTTCCATGATGCATCATTTAAATTATTTGAGATTGCTCCTAAGTTAGATCCTCAAGGATTGAGAGAAGCATATTTTGAAGATGATTTATTTAAAGTAGGATCTTTTGTGGAGAATGATAACACTGGTCTTGTAACTAAGGTTGTAAGTCGTGGTAGTAATTATGTTATCAGTATTGATGAACATGAAACTGTATTTCGTTCTTGGTTGAGAGATTTAGTAGAGGTTAGCACTGAAATTGCTATCAAAGGATTTAACTGGACACCTGCAGGAGAGGTAGGGACAGATGCCCTAAGTAACTATGTTAGAAAACTTACTCCTGGTGAGTTCCTTAAAAAGATACAAAAGAAAAAGTAAATTATGACTAATGATTATGATTATGTGGGCAACACATCATCTGATGTGCAAGCCCTAGTGCATGTAATT